ATCAGATCTGATATCACTGAGTGTAACTCTGTTTACATTGGAATTGAGACCGTGGTTTCTTTGGAAGACTCGGATATAAGATCCTTCATGATTGATTCTAATAGGTGCAATTGGGAGAACAGCACCACCAACACCATTGAGTTCTGTTGTAAATCCAACAGCATTCTCGTAGTATAATGGGTAAGATGCGTTTGTAGTAAAGTTACCTTGAACATTGTCAAGAACAAGGGTATTATTACCAAGAGTCTGATCTACAGAAAGTTGAATACCACTTCCAAGGTTGAGGGATCCGGGTCCGACAGGTGTCAGAACATCCCCAACGACATAACCAGAACCCCCTGCATTAATTGTGGCTGCAATAGCAACCCCACCATTAATCGTAATGTCAACAGTGGCATTAACACCCTTACCAGTAATAGCAGTCAGAGCGACACCAGTGTAGGTGAATCCTAGTGAAGACGGTGTATAACCAACACCAGCATTAGTGATTGTCAAATCTGATGTGGCAGATCCTGCAAATGCAACTAGAGTTCCTTGAGAACCAATACTCAACTGTTTGACAGTTCTCCCTTTGACAAGCCCTCCGTCACTTACCAACTTGTTCAGTCCAAGTCTGATTTGTCTGGACTCAATGGTAAGACCGTTGGGGTCAATTTGAGAAAGATCAGAGGGTAGTTCAGGGTTAAACATAGATACAGTACCCTGAGACTTAAAGTTTGCAACATACATTGTAAACTTAAGATCTTCATATTGAGATGGTGTCCATACAGAAGCGTTCTGTGACTTAAACAGTGAACCAAGTAGAGGTTGTTCGGTAACAAGAATTTGTCCAGCCTCTTGATTTGTAGATGTAACATCTGGCTCACCAAGTCTACTAATCCAAACTCGATACTCTGTAGAGTGTGACAGAAGAACCATTGCATATTCTTTCTGTGGATTGAGATATACAGGTGCCTTAAGAGTGACAGTTGTGGGAACAGTGCCATCCTCACTTAAATTAACATCCTTGGGATCGATAGAGACTGCAGAGAATGGAAGAACCCTTTCTGTTGGTGTTCCAAGCTTGGTGTCTCTAAGTTCAAATAGAACGGGAACATTCTCGTCCTTAGATTGGAAGAATAGATCAATTTTAGTAACAAAAACACCACTCAAGTCATCTACAAAGAATGTCTGAGCAAGAGGGTCAACTCTTGGTGGTGGAGGTGGGGGTGGGAAAGCCTTGAAGTTCTGACTTACTCCAACATCAGTAGAGGTTTGAGTGTCCGTAGACTGAACATTAATAGTATTGGAAACACCCGTACCACCAATAATTCTAGACTGTGTAAAGTCCTCTCTTCTTACAGTTGCATTTCTCAGAGACAATGTTGTTTCTTGAGTGACATCAACACTACCCTCAGAATAGAAGATAGACTCACCTGCAGTAGATACAATACCTTCAATTCTACTATTGATCTTACTACTTGTAAGTCGGAAGTTTGATCTTCCAGTTTCAAATGATGGGTTAGAAGGATTGTTACCATTAGGAACAAAGTAGGAAGCGATAAGTGTTCCAACTCTGTCAGTTATCATTCTGACATTTGTAACTTTGGCCTGAGCACCACTGGTTTGACCAGTGAGGATCATAGACTTGGCAATAAATCCAGTGAACTGTGGGAAGTCCTGAGATTGAAGACTGAAGGTATCAATATTCAGTACACTAGAAGCAGATGAATAGATGTTGGGGAATACTACATCTCTATTGTAAGGATTACTATCAAAGAAGTCAGTGGGTGCATTATAAGGACCATACTTGTGATTATGTACAGCTACTCTGAAGTCAATTGAAGCAACAGTAGCACCAGTGGTTACCTGAGATCCACCGTCATCCATTCTACCTTTAACAGTTTCACCAACAACGAAGGTTCCGTTAATCATCTCAATTTCGATGAGCTTTGGAGTCATGAAATTATTGACATCCACATCATCAAAGAAGGAATAGACTCTTGTAAATGGCTTGAATCTCGTTCCAATAACACTAATGTTACGAGACCTCATAAAGTGAACAATCTCTCTTCTTACAACTCTATCACCAAGAGACTCAGTATCAATTCTTTCGTTAACAAAGAACTGTCTTCCAGATCTAGTCTGAGAAAGATTGACAGAAGTGGTAGCTGTAATCGCGTTGTTGGTTGTTACAGTCTTGGTCGTATTCTTTGTTGTGACCGTGGTTGACAGCGTACCAGTTCCAATATTCTGATTAGAACTCGACTGATTAGTATTAGTGGAACTAACAGAGCTACTGGATACCCTATTTGAGAGTGATGTATTTACATCAACACCAACTGTTTGCCAAGAATTCCAGGTTACAGGAGATATACCTGTTCTAGAACCATCAGCTGCAGTGGTTACTTCTGCACCCAGTGCCTCAGCAATACCTTGGAAGGAACCTTCCATCATCACTTCATTTACTTCAAGTCTATTGACATCAATCCATACATCTACTTCTGGAATGAGTTCAATATCACCTTGCCAGAACTGTACAAGGAATGGAGTAACATTTTCTACTCTTGTAGCAAAAGGTTGTTCCAACCAATTTTCATCTTCATAATCAAGTGTGATAACTCTATCACTCTTCTTAACATTGGCACCTACAATGTCTGCAAAGTCTGCATCCTGGTTTGCATTTGACGTGGTTCCAATACCAGCAATAGCAGTTGTTCCAAGTTGAAGGTTAAGAGCAGTGGTGTAGTGAGATGGTCTAAGGACTCCATTCTCTATATCGATGGAGTTTCTGATACCGATAGAACTATCCTGTGGTTCCAGGGATGTGAAGTTATCGACAAAGATACCAGACTTGAATCTATTTTGACCGTTTGCATCCTCAACAAACAGATTAAGAGTATTAGTTTCCAGTTGACTAAGTGAAGTGTAATACTCAAGATTCTTGATTCTCTGTTCCAATTTAGAGATATCACTCATTTGATATCTCTTATGTTCAATAAATTTAACTTGAGCATCACCCACATCATACAGATATGCTGGGAGATATACATTAGCAATGTTCATTACATTACTAAGACTATCGGGAAGAAGTGGGAAGTCATCAGGAGTTCCGGCCACATATCCCAGTGTTCCGTCTTTATCAATGTAAATTCTATCAGCTCTTGGGAGATAGTAATTGTAATCTACAGTTAGAGACTCATCAGATGCAATAATATGTCTGGCAGATTGTTTATTACCATTTGATGTTCCATCAACAAAGTTTCTTCCACCAAATTCAAAGGGAGATCTTCCACCCTCTGTTACAACATAATCTGTCAATCTAGGTCTTACATCAATAATGTCAGAGTTTCTTACATTATCTACACCAGAAATTTCTGTGCTATAGTTGTAACCGACATAAGAGTTGATCGTTGTGATATCACCTTCATCACCTGCATCATATGAAGATGATGCATAGTAGACACGAATTTTCCTATTAGGAATTTGTGCTTCTGCGTTTCTAATAATTCTTGAATAATCGTAGAAGGTTCCTCTTTGACCATTGAAGAATTGGAAGTCTTCTGTAATTTCTTTGGAACCAAGGCTGACACTAGATGTGACAGCATTAACAGTTGAAGACTCAAATTTCACAACCTCTGCATTAGCAAATACAGTCTCATTCAAATAAGTAAAGAAGATCGCGGTGTCATCCAACTTCTGTAGGTAGATGGCTTTTGCACCACTCGTTTGACCTGTAATAATCTCACCAACAATAAGATCATTAGTTGTTCCAGTAACACCATCCAACTGTGAAAGTGTCATGTTAGGAGATACAGGATCACTTTCATCTTCTGATTGGAAGATACCGTGGATTTTATATACATCAACGGTATTCAGAGAAATCTCCCTATCCTGAACTCTAGTACCATATGGCCAATTACCTGTGGTCAAACCATCTCCAAGAGAAGTTGAACCAATACCAGATGCTGTAGTATTAGATTTATTAATAATCAAATCTTGAGCAATATTTCTAATCTTTGTTTTCGACTTAACATCAGTTTTTCTAATGGTTGTAATCAACTTGGTATTTGGATCATTAGAGCCAAGTCCATTAATCTTAAGTGATTTAGAACCATTGGTAAATTCAAACTTATCTTCGGTTAATACTTCAGTTCCACCATCAGATCTGATAAGAATGTATCTCTCCTCATCAAAGGGAAGGAATACTTCTTTGTCTTCAGTATTAATAACAGGTGTTGAATTGTTATTGATTGATGTAGTATATTGTCTTCTAATTACAATCTCAGAATCAACAAGATTTACTGATGATACATTTGCCTTGGGTAGTGTGCTATACAGTGCTCTATTATTTGCTTGGTTACCAGAACCTGCAACACTTCCAGTTCCCTTTGTAGAAAGTAGTTCAAAGTTTTGAACTTCAGTGACCGCTCCGGGGATAGTTCCGTCACAAACACCATTTACAGTGGCCACAGCCTCTACAGTAATGTTTGTTTTAGCAACACCAATAACTCTGTTCAAAGTAGCAATATCAAATCCAGGTTTAGAATATCTGACAATATTACCAATAGAAGCAATACCCACGAATGAGAATCCGGGATCAGCTGGAATGGAAATTAGTGATTCACCACCACCTGAAGCAGATACATTTGCTGAACCAAAATTACGAACTTTTGATTGGATAGTGTCTGCAGTAAAGGTTGCAGCTGTTCCTACAATACTAAAGACTGATTTAACATCAGACATTTTATGATTTACATCCTTGACAATAAATCTTGCATTGTCGAGGACACCATTGAAGAGTAGTCTTTCTCCTTTAATAAACTCTCCTTGAACATTTGTGGCTACAATTGAAGTTGAGCTTGCTACATTGGCATTAAGGAAACCTTTTGCACCACTAGACTCACCTTCAATGTGTGTAGAGGTGTTTAGAGTGACAGCTTCATTAAGAGTGATGGTTGAGAATAATTGAACATCAAACAATGACAAATCCCAATTATTGAGATTCGGGAATGCTGTATCGTAAGAACCAGTTTCTAGGGCAAAATCATAAATTCTAGCAACACCAATTTCTTGTCCAGGAGCAGTAAGAGAATTAACACCAATCCTTTGATCTCTCAAACTAACAGTAAGAGAGGTGTTGATACCAATGGTTGCTGATCCAGTTACTCTATTCAGGTTAAGAGTGGGTCCAAAACCAAAATTGACAGCTTGATCTTCGACTTTCTTGGTTGATCTAGGCTTATTGAAGTCAATAAGGGTAGGGGAGATTGTCTCTACCTCATATCCTCTACAATATGCCTTTCCTGGTGAGATCTTATAGATTCCAAGATCATCACTGGGAACACTTCCTCCCTGTGTTGTTTGATTTGAATTATAGATACCTCTATTTCCTTCATTGTTGTTAAGACTGTTCTTAACCGAAGTTACAAATTCCTTGATATAATAGTTACCGGACTCATCAAAGGTTCTTCTCGCAAATTCGTCCCCAATGAAGTTATAATCAGTATTTTTGTTAATAAGACGAAGAACTCCATCTTTTACCTCCGAAAGTTGAACAAAATTGGTCTCGTCATATCTACCTAAGGGTTTTTTAGACAGAGTTGTTGATATTTTAAGCCTATCAGCACCAGGTGCAGTGAAGTTGCTAAATCCGTTTGCATTATCATTAAGTGATGGATCGACATCAGAAGAAACAATTTCCTCAATGACATCAAGACCAACTCTATATGATGGTGTATTACTATATTGATCAAGTATCAGTGTTTGAGAGTTAACGTTTACAAAGTATCCTCTCAGGAAATAAACACCTTGTGATATGTTGAAGGAAGAACCAACGATTGCTGCATCTTGAGGTATAGTGGTTGCAAATCCCTCTCCAACAGAAATAAATGTTGATGCATAAGTAATATTTGTACTTGTCGTCAGAATCTCACCATCTTGGAAGGTTTGTGTCTCTTCATCAGAAGATGGTGAATTCTCATAGTTTACATATAGTGTAAAAGTATCTCTTTCAGAATCACCATCGGTTATATAAGTGACTACCTTTGCTGTAATACCGGATGTGGCACCAGTAATTTTAGTTCCTACTAATTGATCGAGATAGATTCCAACAGGAATGCCAAGAAACTCGGGTTCAATCTGAATACCGAAGAAATCTTTAACATATGTAAGATCTCCAGGAATAACCTTTGCACCCTCTTTGAAGAAATGATTTCCCATCTCCTCAACTTGATTCTGAAGAATCGACTGCAGACCAGTTAGTTCTCTAGACTGAACCGGGAACCCCGGTTTGAACAAAATCTTGTAATAATTTGAGGATGGATCAAAGTCGTCAAAATATGGAGCGACATTGAGATTAGTTTCCTGTGGCATATCTCTTTAGAATTGCAAGATAACTTTTACGTCTTCTTTCTGTGAAGATGATCTAGTAACAGAAGGTCTGTTATCAACATAAATGATGTCACCAGAGTATTTTTGAGACTCTGGATTGGAAACTCCACTCGTGAATTCCTGACCCAAGAAGTATGTACGATTATTTATCGTAGTAGATACACCTGAGAACGACTGATCAATGTTTAGAGTATTTCCTGTGGTTGGATTAATTTGAACACTACCACCTGTCACTGGTGAAGCAGTAAATCTAATTTGTTCAAAACCAAATTTTGGATTTGAGTTTTGAGTGCCATCTGTGTTGAAACCAGCAGTCCGTCTATCTTGCCAGTATTTTAAAACACCAGTTTGTTGATCGTAGGACACAACTTTACCGATGGCCGTAGAACCCAAACCAACAGTTTGAGTAAAAGTAGTATCTGCAGTAAAGACAGCTTCACTAAATCCGGTTCCAACAAGCTTCAAAGCGTAGACAGCACTAGCTTTATCGGTAGTCAGGTTGATCGTTGAATTGAAATTTTTGGGATTTTTGACAATTCCGACCTGTGCAAACTGATTTCCAGTGATAAAATCGGGATTTTGGGTGTCATTTTCAAATCTTGCATAAGAGAGGACATTATTTGCACCCAATTCACGGTAAATATCGGCTCCATGACCTCCAGGAGGAGGAATAATGACGTTAAAGATAGGATCTACCGTTCCAGTAGGAACTCCACCCTCTACCAAATCCAATGTTCCGAAAGAATATCCGTTTCCTCCGTTAGAAATGGTTACAGATTCAATTTTTGAGTCATTATTAACGACAACAGTGGCCTCTCCGCCCCTTCCATCACCTCTAATTGGCACTCTAGTGTAGGTAATATTGGCTGTTCCAATACCAACACCACGATTTCTGATGGTCACAATCTTAATTTGACCACTTTTACCTGCATTTTCTCTTACAGAAGTATAAGATGAGTCAGTTTCCCAATCGTTAGGAACTGGAATAAAGTTTGTAGAGTCAAATTTAATGATTTGATTGGGTTTAATTGTGTAAAGATACTTCCAAATGTAACCATCACCACTACTTCCAGCCTCTCTGGGCTCCAAATCAGTGAAATTTGGTTCATCCAGAGAAGGTCCGCCTCTAAAACTATTCTCTGGATTTGCATTATTGAACAAACAGATATAAACCTTAAACTCACTATTCATTACATAGAAGTTAGAATCGTAAATATCCAGTGCTCCAGATGGTTGCGATGGATTATTTCTATCAATATCGTTTCTCCACATATCATATGTGGTACCTGACTGCCAGGTAATCTTCTTAACAACCTGACTTACATCCCCAGAGTTGATCTTTTTCAGGGCCAACATAGTATCCCAATAATAATTGGAATCATCTAAGCAATCCTTAGGTGCAGGAGGATTAGAATTCCAGTCACTCTGGAACTCGGGAGCATCTGGAAGACCAATCCATGCGTAATATGAATTAGAAGAATTCTGTACTGAATCTACAAAATTCTTTGCATTCAAAATACGAAGTTGATCAGTAATTATCGCAGCCATTGTTTAGAGGACTTTTTTCTTATTTAGACGTTATATTAGACTGTAAACTTGTTAGGATATACCACCACAGTTCCACCCATACCGGCATGGTTTGTGCATTGGTAGTAAAGTGTATTTGGTGCATCAAAGGGAACTTCAAATTTAATAACACCACTAGCGGCTGCATTATTGGTTACACCAGTACTATATGCTGAACCACCATTTGATTCTCTGATTTCAAACGGATGGGAACCACCTGAGTTATTAACAAACTGATAGGTTTGACCTCTTGCAAGATAAATTACTGGGTCAGATGTACCATTCAGATTTCCTGGACCAGTGAATGTGTAGTGACTAGAACCACTTGCACCTAGTGTCCATTGAGAAGTAACTAGATTATTTCCAATAGCAGTGATAAGACCAACATTATATGTTTCAGTTCCTGTACCAACAGTTCCATCTGATTCTTTATTGACTAACTCCTTCCAACCAACATGGGCGAAATACAATTTGCCGGTATTATGTGCATGAGCAACAGCACCGTGGTATGTACTAGATGATGGGAAGTCGCTATAATTATTGTAATAGAATGGGATGACATTATTGGTGTCAGTACCAATCATTCTTCCTTGGAATGTTGAAACACCGGAAACATTTAACTGCTGAGTTTGTATGATTCCAAAGACAGTTACACCGACACCAGTGGTTTCAAATTTCTTAGAATTGTTGTAGTAGAGTTCTACCTCATTACGTTTAAAAATTGCTCTAGGATAATCAAAACTACCATCAGATATTTTTACATCATCATTAAGTCCAGATCTAAGTTTTAAGTCATCAGCTGAACCTATAACTAAATCAGCAGTACCAGACCTGATCAGACTTCCTACAAATCCTCCAGATCCATTTTCAAATCGAAGTTGTGAATTACTATTATTAATAATTATCTGTTGAGCAGTTACTTCTACATTACCAGCAAATGTGGAGACACCAGCAACAACTAATGTATTTGTGCTAACATTGGCGGTTGAAACACCACTAGCCGTTGATGCGATAGTGGTTATACCAGCAGTGGTCTCCACTGTAATATTACTACCAGCAGAAATCAGTGTAGTAATACCAGTTACACCTGATGCGTCTGCACCTGTCAGAGTCGTTACAACACCGACAAGACCAGAACCGTCGGCTCCAGTAAGAGTCGTTACAACACCGACAAGACCAGAACCATCAGCACCATCGAGATTCAATGCTGTTAAAACACCAGTCAGTGAGGCACCAGAACCGTTGAAACTAGTTGCAGTGACAATACCGCTTACATTAACTGTATTAGCATTGATATTTGCAGTATTAGCAATACCTGTATACGCAATAGTAGAAATTCCAGAATTTGTTGTTACTGAAATGTTACTACCGGCTTGAATCAGAGTGGTGATACCGGTTACACCTGATGCATCACCGGTATTAGTGACAACACCCACAGCTAGAGTAGATCCATTACCAAGGAGACTGTATAATTCAGTAAAATTACTATTAACTTTTATACCACCGGCCAGGAGGGTATCACCAGTGCCATCATTTGGTGCAGAGCCAGTGTTAATTCCTTGGAATGCCATCTATAGGGGTCCTTTTCTATGTTTTATTTATTTTAATTGGTGTAACCATTAAACTTCAATGGTCTCAATCTTTGAACTAAGACTGAGGTAGAGAGTCCAGAGTAGGGATTTGGTGTAAATTCAAGAGCAGTACTAGATGCTCTATTGAGGAATTCAATTTTACCGAATGAGTATTCTCCCCAGAAGTAATCATTATGGAACACACCATCTACGGTACCAAAACCAGTAGTCGCAACTTCAACTCTTCTAATAGTTGTTGTTCCAATTCCAACAGATGTCAGATCTTTTACTACATCAAATGCTTGAGAAACTTCATATACACCATCCATAGTTGTAGTGGATATTGTATTAGAATTATTGACAACAAAGATATCACCAATAGTCAATGTACTCACAGTGATTGCAGCTCCAACACCCATCACAGATTCTTTTCTGAGATCTGATGTTTCAGGAATAAAGAGTTCTAAAGTACCAAGACCACCCGTGGATTGTGCATAACCAACTATCTGACCGAAATCACCCTTATAAGTAGAAACTCCAATTGTTTCACTTCTAAGTGTTGGAACTTCAACCAAAACAGTTGGTGGATTTGTATTTGTGTATCCACTTCCAGGATTAGTGATTGTAATTGATGTGACACCACTTCCAGTTACATTTGCAGTGCCTGTTGCTCTAACACCATTGATATCATCAGGCAATGAGAAGGACACTGTTGGAGTAAAGGTTGAATAACCAGATCCAACATTTGTAATTGTAACTGAAGTAACGGTTGTTCCAAAACCTACAGTTGCAACACCAAGAGCTGTTGTGAACTCTCTTTGATCGATTAGTGTAATACGATCTTGATAGTCAACAAGGTTAGTTTCATTTCTACCACTGAACAGTGGTCTTGTAGTATCTGTGTATGCATAGGTGCTTGTGACACCAACATAACTTGTTAGATATGCTGCAGGGAAGATAGATGGTTCTTGATCTTCTCTATCCTTAGTAATAAATTGACCATTAATGATAATATCATTAACCTGTTTACACCAGGTGACTGGTCTTACCAAAGTTTGATTAGTCGTAATACCAGGACCGTCATATGCAAACGTTCTAACTGTATCAAGGGTAGTAATACCTGTTACAGTTCTGGTATCTTGGAATAAACCAAATCCTTGACCTGCACCAGGGTTGTTCTTCAGTTGT